GGCCAGGAAGAGCAGCCGGTGGCCGTTGTAGCGGGCGGCCAGCGCCGGCCCGGCGGCAACAGCTGCGGCAATGGTCTTGGGGCCGAGGATGCCGTCATCCGCCGAGCCGGCTGCGCGCTGGAGCCACTTGATGGACTGCGCGGAACCGCTGTTCACAGCGCCGTCGAAGACGTCGAAGCGCACGGCCTCGGGCAGCTGATCAGCGCGCACGGCGTCCCAGTACAAGCGCCGATAGATGCTCTTCGCGCGGTCGCGCGGCAGGTCGCGCATCTCGCCCAGGTAGCCGTCGGCGCGGGCAACGCGGGCCGTGACGCCCCACATGGTCTCGCCGCCCGGGTCCGCCGAGTTGTTGCTGTAGCCGCCCTCGTGGCCAAGCAGGCGGTCGAATGCCTGGTCAAAGTTCATTGTCGTCTTGCCTTCGCATGGGGTGTGCGGCCGAGTGCCAGCGCGCCACGTTGATGAGCAGGCCCGCGAGCACGCAGGCCGAGAAAATGGTGTCGCCAACCGTGGTCCAGGTGCTCCACAGCACAGGCTGCAGACCAGAGGCCACGGCGCCGGCCAGCAGCAGCGCGTACCGAGCGCGGGCCAGCTTGTGCACGCGAGCGACATGGGAGTTCAGCCGGCAGATGCAGGCCCAGCCAATGCCCATGCAGATCGCGAGATTTGCCATGGCCAAGAGTTGATGTGCTTGCCACGTCATCACGCACCTCCCTCGCCGCCACCGGCTTTGCGCTCCAACACCCGCGCCACACGCTCGAAGACCCAGCGCCCCAAGCGCGGCCAGTCGTCGCCCACGCCGCCCACCAGGAGCGCAATGGGTGACAGCATCCAGTTGGTCTCATCGAAGCCCAGCCAGCGCCCTGCCAGCGTGGCCAAACCCCAGGTCACAAGCAGCGCCGTCACGTTCAGCCTCAGGAAGTAGCCGGCCGCGCCCAGCCGCGCGCTCGGGTCACGCCGGCCCAGAGCCCAGGCCGCGCCCACTGTGGACGCGATCAGGATCACGGCATACGGCCCCACCAGGGCAGCCAGCGTCGGGCCGAACAGCACAGAGGCCAGAGCAATAGCCACATTCGTCGGTTCCAGTTGATTCATAGCCCTCCCAGGCATGAAAAAACCCGCCGTAGCGGGTTGGTGGTTGGTCGGGGCTCATCAGAGCGTTACAGCGAGTGCGAAGGCTGAATCGAGCGATTCAGGCGCCCCGCCCAGTTGGGTCCAGAGCGCGGACAGGAACGGGTTGTGCCGCTCCCAGGTGTCGGCCTCGTACTCGATCTGGGCAGCACGCTTGTCGGCATCGTCGGGCATGGCCGCAATAGCGGCCTCGGCGGTATCCAGCAGGCCAAGCATCAGCAGCGCGAGCCGGCCCTGGCGTCGCGTGCAGGAGATGTGCGCCACCGAGGGCGTGGGCTCGTACTGCTCGGCAGACACGCGCCAGGCGCCCGGATGCAGCTGCTCCGCAACATCGGGCGTTGCGATGATCGTGTTTGCGACTGTGCCGTCTGCGTTGAGTATTTCCATTCGCATCGCTCAGCCCTCCCGGATGACGACAACGATCAGGCCCGGCGCTCCTGCTGTGCCATCCGCCCGGCTCGCGGCGACCGTTGCCGCACTGCCGCCTGGGCCGAAATTCGACACCCCACCAGAGATGGCTCCCGAGGTCGCCGACGCACCGCCTGGGCCGCCGAATGCGCCAGCCGCCGCATACAAGGCAGTGCCCGATGTTGCAACCCCAGTGCCGCCACCACCAGGCCCAGCAGCTCGAGCAGATCCACCGGTTGCCAGCCCGCCTCCACCGAAATAATCAAAGCCCCAGATGGATGCAAGGGATTGCACCAGAGCCGTTGGCGAAGCTGACTGCTGTTGCCCCATTGCATTTGCGCCTGCGTTCGCGGGGTTGCCTGCTGCAGCATCACTTCCAGCGCCGCCCGCGCCGCCACCACTCGGGTTTGGGAACGATGACGAGCCTGTCGAATTCCCGCCGCGACCACCAACGCCAGCACCACCTGCCGAGGCGCCAGTAGACGCCGAGTTGACGTTGCCGCCCCCGCGCGTTGCTGGCGCGTTGAGCAACACTCCAACCGCCCCAGAGCCTGCGGACGCCTGGGGGGATGTCGTGGCAAGTACGGATCCACCGGGACCACCCTCTACGTGCAAATCGCCGCCCGTGCCGCCGTACCCACCCCTCGGTCCGTTGAGCGGCATTGACGTGCCTACAATAGCACCCCGGCCAGCTTTCGCAACAATGGTGCGCGTGCCGATCACGAGGGTGGTGTCCCCACCATCGACGCCAGCCAGACGGCCATTCGTGATGCCCACTGCAGTGCCTCCGGCGCCGATGGTTGCCGTCAGTACGTCGCCGCGCTTCACGGGTATACGCATCGCAATTGCGACCTCGCCAGCGCTCGCGCCCGTGGCATACCCCGTGCCGGACACAGCAGCACCCGACCCATGCCCCCCGATGACAAGAACATCAGCCAGGCCGTCCCACTGAGCCGTGATGGTTTTGGTCTCGGCTGCCAGCTCATACTGCAGCGTCTTTCCCGTGGCGCCACCGCCGAACAGCTCCGAAATTGGCGTCGCGCTCATATCCACTCTCCTCGTGCTGGGTTGTACTGAATGTCCAGGCCGAAGCCCTTCTTGTCGATGTAGCGCTGCCCTGCTGCCTGCCCACGAAAGTTGAGGGTCAGGAAGTCAATGACCTGGTTTCGCGATACGGCTGCAGCAAGCCGGAACCCGATCTTGCTGTCGCCACTGAGCCCAGCGGTCGGCAGCGTCAGCGTCACATTGGCAGCCGCAATCACATAGATCACCCCGGGCACGGCGGTCGTGTTGCCCGTAATGACCTGCTGCGCCATACCATTGCTGCCCTTGGCAGCCACGCCGATGACCCAATCCGCTTTTGCCGAAGCGCCGCTGAAGGTATCCACAGCGATGACCAGCGCGCCCGTGGCAGGGTCGTAGCTCTGCACTGGACCGCTCATCTGGGTCGCGGGGTCACTTGTGGACGTGGCCACGACGTACATGCCCACGACAAATGAGCGCGAGACCTCGATCGTGAAGCTTTTGGCGCCGGCACCAGGAGTCACGCTCGTTGTGCTGCTGCCCTTGAGCTGCTGGGTGGCGAAGACCTCGGCCTGGTCGCGGTAGCCTTGGGCGGCATCACGCGCGGCCTCTGACTGCCCCTTGGCAATGACTGAGGCATCGCGTGCAGATTCGGAGCCACTCCGGGCCGTCTCTGCGCCAGAGCGCGCGGTGTTGGCCAGGCCGGCCTGGGTTGTCGCCGTGCCGGCCGCACCTGTTGCAATCCCGGCCTGTGTTGTCGCCGTGCCGGCCGCAGTGTTGGCCGTATTCCGGAAGCCCTCCGCCTCGTTCCTGAATCCCTGGGACTGCCCTGCAGACAGGGCTGAAGCTTCGGCGCGCTCACCGGCCGCCGTGGCATTCGTCTCGCTTGCCTTGCCGATCTCCCAGATGCGGAGCGACACCGCCGGCATCGAAGTGCCATAGGTGTACGCCTCCTGGTTGAAGTTCGCACTGCCGAGGGCCGGGTAAGTCGGCACCGTCGGCGCTGCAGGGGTTGGAACAATGTCCGTCATACATTTCCCTTGATCTGAATTTCGGCGCGGGCCGTAGGCCCTCCCGAGGAGCGCACGGAGCCCGTGACTTTCCCGACGGTCGCGAGGTGGGAGAACTTGGCCATCTGGGAGACCTCAATGGCCACGGCCTTACCGGCAATCTGGGTCAGCAAGGAGTCCACAAACGGCGCCTGGTCGGACTTGATGACGCAGCTCAGGCTGATGTTTTTGGCCTTGCGCCCTTCCACGTCCTTGTAGGTGCCGTCGGGGAAGTCCTCCGTGTAGCTGTAGTCCTTGGTGGCAACCTCGGCACCGTCCTCCACGGCGCTGATATCTCCGGAGGGCGCCAGCAGCGTCTTCTGGTTGCCGATGCTGATGTAGCCCACAGCGGCCTCCACGTCCGCGTTGTTGCGCCGCACGGTGATCTTGATTCGCTGATCCGGATGAATGGGCAGACCCTTCAACGTGTAGTGCGTGCCGCGCGCCAGCGAGCCGAAGAGGTACTCGAACTCGCCATAGGCCTGCTGCCAAAGGTCGATGCTGATCGGGTCGATGAGGTTCGCGCCGCCAGGGCCCGCAGTGACTGAAATGTCCAGGCCATCAGCTTCCAGGCCATACAGCACGACGCCGTCAACAAACACCCCGATGAGCTCATACGTCAGCGAGTGCAGGGCGCGCGCCTTCGTGTACAGGTATTTGTCGAACGGGCACATGCGATTCGTCGGCTGCTTGAACAGCCAATTGACTGCGTCCTGGGACGGTGGCTTGCTTGTGCCTGTTGCCGTGTACTCCTTGACGCAGGAGTAGATGCCATCGGCATCCACTCGCTCGTCGCCGACTTTGTAGAGGCCAGATGCGGCCCACGCCACTTCGCCACGCGCTGCATCGAGCGCGGGAATCGTAGTGGCGGGGCCGAATGAGGCCGAGGTGATTGCTTTGGGCAAAAGGATGTTCATACGCTCCTCGTTCTTACAACTCCAGATGCGGCAACGGTGTCGAACTGGTCGGCCATGAGCGGCAGAGGGTCGGTGTTTTGCGCGGTGCGCTGGGCCGCCGCACGCAAGCCACTGACCTCGGCCCTCAGCGCCCTCACTTCAGCCAGCAGCTCCTGGTTTCCGCCGCCCGCGCCGCTCAGCATTTGCTGCGTTTGAGCCGAGGACCAGTACCGCGCTGGGCCTGTAACCTCCAGCTCGGGGCCGCGCTCGCCGACCATGCGCAGGCCGCCCATGTGCAGGCCTCCAGATGCAAAGCCGGGCACGCCCGCGTTGCGGAGGGCCTCGATCACGTCGCGCTCGAAAAAGCCGTAGATGTCAGCCAGATCCTTCGCTGTCGCGCCAGCAGCCGAGGCTTCGGCCCACAAGCCCGCAACATCGCCCGTGCCGTCGTACTTGCTCTTGATCGCGTTGATGTCATCCAGATGCGAGATGCGGCCCGGGTCGGTGATCGGGTCACGCCAAGTGATGCCGCCCACGTTGTTGACGCTGCCGTACTTGCTGTCCACTGGCTTCTTGGGCGTTCCGCCAGGCCCGAATACCGCGCCGCCTTTGCCACCCGAGGAGCCACCAGTGCCGCCACTGCCTTCCGGGAACAGCAATGCCCGCAGAGCTTGAATCGCCGCTTCGACGCTCAAAGTCGCATCGATCTGCTTATCGTTGCCGGCGAGCAGATCACGCCAGTACGTCAGCGTCTTATCCAGGCGCTCAAGCTGCTCTTGCGAGGCCTTGAGTTGCCGCTCCTCGGTGCTCAGCTGCGCATCACCCTTCTCTGCCAGCTCGGTGAGTTGGCCAGCAAGGATCAGTGCATCGCGCTCGCGCTCGAACTGAGAGGCGTAGCGGCCCGACGAGATACCGCCCCGCGCCGCACCAATGGCATCGGTCAGGCCAGCGTAGTCGGTGAGCTTTCGCCCGCCGCGCACGCCCGAAAGCGCCTCTTCGATGTAGACCATCCCCTGGGCCGCGAGCATCTGCTTGGTGGCATCGACGGAGCCGTACAGTTCTCGGGCGTTGCTCTTGAGCGTGCTCAGCGCGCTGGACAGGCTGCTTATGGCCTCCTGGCTCGCGCTGGCCACGTCCTGCCAGTACTTCTGCTCACGCTGGATCGCTGCCTCGAAGTTCGCGTATGCAGCCTCCTTCGCCTTCTTGCGCGAATCCTCCAGGGCTTTCGCTGCCTCGTCCGCCGCAGTCTTCGCCGCCTCGGCCGCCGTGTCCGCTGACTTCTGCGCGGCATCGGCCGCCACGCCGAACAGCTGCGCCAGGGCCAGCAGCTTTGCCGCCAGCTCGTTGTTGCCGGATGCGAGAGCGTCCTCGATCAGCTTGCGGAAGGCCTTCTTTGCGGCCTCGCCACCTGCGGGGTCGATGTCCACGACGCCCAGCTTTTTGAGCTGGTCGCGCACTTGGCGTTGCAGAATCTCGGCCCTTTCCTGCTCGCTGTAGAAGCTGGCATAGAAAGCATTGATGTTGCCCGTCAGCGCCTCAATGCCACCGCTGAACTTGAGCAGCTCGGTCTGAGCCTTTGCAGTGAGGTTTGCAAAGCCGGTCAGGGTGTCGGCCCAGCCCTTGAAGGCCAGATCAATGATGGCGATCTTTTGGATCACCGCATTCAGGCCCTCAACCGTGACGTTGTCGCCAAGGGTGTCGAGCTCTTCGCGCATCCAGCCGGGGATGTCGCCCTTCTTGATCTCCTCAACGAGCGCACCGCCCATCTGGCCCACAAACTGAGCCCAGGCTTTCTGTGGGTCGGTGTCCAGTTCGCGATCCTTGAACTTCTTCAGGATCTCGCCGGTCTGTTTGTCGATGAGCTGGAAAAAGCCCATCGCGCCTTCGTCGCCGTGCTTCGGATTGATCGAGAAACCTGCCGCAATGTCGATCTCACGCGCGTTGACGCCGCCGATCTTGGCCAGCGCCTTGTACATGTCGAGCATGCCTTTGAGCGTGGCGTCCAGCTGCTTGTCGATGGCCTCGTTCTTGCGACTGGTGAAGTCGCCCAGGGTGTTGCCCCATGCGTCCGCGCCCAGCGCCTGTTTTGCAGCTTGGTCGCGGTCGGTGGTCGCGGTGGATGCGACGCCGCCCGAGTGGTTCGGCCCACGCGATCCAAACCAGTCACCAGACAGAATCTTGAGCACGGCCAGGCCTGCGGCCAGGTAAGGCAGCGCACCGCCCAACATGCCCAGGGCAGACGAACCCCCCGCCAGGATGCCGGCAGCGCCTGCGCCGCCCAGGCTGGAGCCCGTCAGCGTGGCCATGATGCCGGCGCCGATGGAGCTACCGACCGTGGTCAACGACATGCCGCCGAACACAAGGTTGCTGAGCATGCCGGAGCCCGCGCTGCCAATGAGTCCGCTGCCGCCTCCCGTGACAGCATCGATGCCGCCCGTGGTTCCAACCAATGCCGCCACAACCTGCACCACAAACGGACGCAGGAACATCTTGTAGATCTGGTCCGCCACGGTCGTCTTGAACGTGGTGACCAGGCTCTTCGTGAAGCTGTCCCAGCCGTCGCGCCCGTTGTTGAGCATGTCGGCGAAGCCCTTGCGGAAGATCTCGTCGTACTGCTCAACCTGCTTGTTGACGTACTCCTCCTGGATGCGCCCGAGCGCGACCTGGGTGTCAATCTCGGCTTTCTCGCGAGCCTTGCCGCGAAGCTCAGCGCGCTTGGCGTCGTTCTCCTCCTGGTCATCGCTGAACTTCTTGCTATCAATTGCCGCGATTTCCCTGGACAGCTCCAGCTCGATGCGGCGTTGAGCAATGATCTTCTTGCGCTGCACTTCATCAGCGCCGAGTAGCGACAGGCCTTCTTTCTGGATGGCAAGCTCGTCTTTCGATGCCTGCAGCGACTTCGAGAGACGGTCGTCCATCTGCTTGAAATCAGCCTGCTGCAATGCGGCCACCCAGCGCTTTTGCGCCGCAATTTTGGCTTCCAGGCTGGCGATGTACTTCGGGTCGAAGCTATCGCTGCCCTGGGCCTCGGCCATCTGCTGCTGCAGTGTGGCCAGCGTCATGCGCTCGATCTCCGTACGGCCTTTACCGAACACGGAATTGGCAGCCTCCTGCTCCTTGGCGCGTTCGCTGATGGAGTCGGCGGTCTTGTAGTTGCCAGCGATCAGCGCCGCGTAGGCCTTCTGAGACTTGTCCAGTTCCTCGTTGCTGCGCACCTGGGCGCCCCATGCGTCGGCAATGGATTTCGCCTCTTCCAGCTTTGCCCTGGTCTTCGCGTTGGTGGTCCTTTCAATCTGCGCCGCCAGCTTGATGGACTCGCGCTCTCCTTCGTTGAGATCGGATGCGGCGGCTCCCAGCGTCAGCAGCTGTTCGCGATACTGCCTTGCGGCAGCCAGCTTGCCCTCCAGGCCCGCCATCTGGTTTTCGGTGACATTGATGGCACCGCCCGAGGCCTTCTCGGTGAATTTCTTGTTGATGCCGGCGACAGTCCTTCCATAGTCCGCCTCCAGCTTCGCTAGCTTGGAGCCAAGTTCGGGAGAGTCTGCCAAGGCCTTCTTGGTCTTCTCCACAGCCTCGTTGTAGAGGTTCTGCGCGACCGTCAGCTCTTGTTTGCGCTTGACCTCCTTCGAGGCAAACTGACCCGCAACCTGATCGAATGCCTGCATGGCATCCACGTAGTCCTTACTTGCGACCTGCTCCGCAGCCTTTTTCTGCCCAGCCGCGATACCCTCCCGCAGGCTCTTCTCCTGGGCGCGCAGATCCTCGACAGCGGCGCGGCGGCGCTCCTCCTCTGCCTTGCTTGCGCGGCTGCCACCGAAGGCCGCACGCTCAGCATTCGCGAGTTGGCGTTCTGCCGCCTGCAGGTCGCTCTGGACCGAGGCGAGCTTCTGCTCGGCAGTGCCTTCGCGGCCAATATCGAGGATGGCATCCCATGCCTTCTTGGCAGCGTTCTTGACCTTGTTCCAGCCGGCCTCGATGTAGCCCAGGTTCTGGACCATTTCGGCGCGGCGGCTCGACATGGCATCGGCGTAGGCCTTCTGCGCGATGGCGGCGGCCTCAGCCGTCTTACCCTGTTTATCCAGGGCCTTGATCTGGTCGTAAACGCTGGCCGTGAGGTGGTTCATTTCCTCATTCAGGGCGAGCGAGGCCTTGAGCGGATCCTTCGCCAACTCGGCAAACTGCTTGGCCGTGTCCTTGACCGCCTGGCCTGTGGCCTTCTCCCACTGGATGGCGACAGTCGTGAATTCCTGGAGGCTGTCCGCGCCGACCTTGCTGTCCCTGGCCATCTCAGCCAGCCCTGCAGCAGCGACTCCTTGTGTGCCCACGACGCCAGCCATTGCGCGGGCCATGGTGTTGAGCTGGTCTACCGTGACGCCTGCCTGATTGCCAGTGAGCAGGATCGACTTGCGGAAGGCGTCGGATTCCTTGCTGCCTTGGTAGTAGGCGAGGCCCAAAATCGCCACGGCAGCACCAGCGGCAGTGAGGGGGTTCACCAAGCCGGCGACATACGACGCCAGGGCGCGCGCGGCAGCGCCAGCACCGCCAAACATGTCCTTCATCTGACCGCCCTGCTGCAGCAAAACAGTCAGGGGGGCTTGACCAGCCTGCAAGCTCACGATGATGTCGGTGAACTGTGCAGGGACCATTCGCATCGCGGCAGCGGTCTGCGCGGCCGACATGCCCACCTTGCCCATGCCAGCTTCTGTCTCGCGCAGCTTTGCGATGTACGGGGCCGCCTGGCTGGCAACACCCAGCTGCGCAGCCTGCAACTCCAGGAGCTCGGATTTCGTCTTGCCCAGGGCCTGCGTCTGCGCGCGCAGGGATTCCAGGAACGAGCTCTGGCCCGCATCCTTGGCCTGCTGGGCCTTGAACGACGCGAGTGCGTCTTCGGCCTCGCGCAGCTTGGCAACCAAGGGATTCAGCTGGGTCGCATCGAGACCACGCATCTCGATCTTCTGCTCGAAAGCGCGCGAAAGGCTTTCGCCGGCCTGGGCCGCAATCTTGGCTTTCTCCGTAGCACGCGTCAGCGCTTGGGCCATGGCGCTCTCGGCACGCCCCATCTTCTGGGCGGCTTCATCCGCGCCATCGCCGATCCCCTTCACGCCCTTGGCGGCCTGCTCGCCGGATTTGGCGACGGACGCCGCCATATCGGCCGCGCCAGTCTTGATGTTCTGAAAGGTGGTCTTGGTATCGTCTTCCGCAGAAACCACGAAGCCAATTTTGCGGTTTTGTTCTTCCATCACACCCCCAAACAAAAAGGCCCGCCGAAGCGAGCCTTTAAAACAATTAACCCAAGTTAGCTAGAAGTCTTTAGCCGATTTTTCTTTATCGGCCTTCGCCCTATCTAGCGACTTTTGCCTATCGGCAGTTGATGTAATTTGTACACTTGCGTTTTTTCCGCCTATGCTAGTCAGCGTGAGTATCGACCCTCCAGATTCCCACTCCATCCGTGCAGTTGGGAATTTGGCCCCATATTCATTCTGCAGCTCAGACACATCTTTTGTTTTTTCTTTCCCGTATTTCCCGGAAATTGCCTCTATAAGCCCGCCGCTCCAAGATGGATCAAAATTCAAAGTGATTTTTGAGACGCGCCCCTCTTTAACATACAACTCACCAGAGGAAACAACAGCTCCACCAAAGCTATTCGCATCAAGACATTTCTTTGACTCTTCTTCCGAAATAATACGATAGCAATCTTCCAATAAATGCCTATAGAAATATTGGCTGTATTTACTTGTCTTGTAATACGGAAGTTTTTCGGAGATATTAGTTTCCTCATCTCCCACGCCGACTCCCTTATAAGTAAACCGATCTGCAGCAATAGCGGAACTCAAGCAGAGAAAAAGTGATACAGCAATAGCGACCTTCATATGGTGACCTCTCATTTGAAAATCTTGATGCTACCGCATCACCTTTTCTGCGGGATGTTGACCACGGCCATCTCCATCCGCCGCACGTCTGCGAACAGTTCGTCCCAGAGCTCCTGGTCGCCCTGTGCAACGCGGTCGAGCAGCGGATAGACCGCCTCATATCGCAGGCCTATGCGCCCGCCGCCGCCCATTCCCACCACCCAGGCCCATTGCGTCTGCAGGCCGACGAACAGCGCCAGCGGCTCGGCGTTCTCGGGCCAGGCCTCCACCGGGTCTTCCCAGTAGTCGCACGGCTCGCAGCCTTCTGCGACCTCGGGGTCGGGTGAGAAATAGGCGACGGTGGCGCTCAGGAGTTTTTTACCCGGCCGTCCACCAGGGCAGCGCGATAGGCATCCCAGAACGCCGCGGCGGCGTTCGGCTCTTCATCGAACAGCTGCACCAGGGCGGCCTTGTCGAGGTCGATTTCCACATCCCAGCCCACCAGGTACTTCAGGGTGCGTTCGGCGCTGAATTCCAGGCCACGGTCGGCCAGGTTGGCGAAGCTGAATTTCTCGCCGTCGGCCGGCTGAGGGACATTGGCATTGGACACCTCGTCCCAGAGCTCGCCGAACTCGCGGCGGGTGCGGTACTTGAACTTGCACTCCAGCTCGACCACCTCGCCAGTCACGCGCACAAAGGAGACAGGCGCAGTGATGGTCTCGGGGCGGGCGCCGAAGATGAATGCGGGGGGCTTCTGCTTACCGGCCTGGTCTGCGGCGGTGGAAACTGCGGTCTTGGATTGAGCGGCCATGGAGTGATCCTTTCAGCGGATGGAAAAAAGAAAAGCCCGTGCGCAGCCGCCCGCCCCGCTGAAAGGAGCGAAGCGGCTGCGTCGGTGCATGGGGTGGACGCCTTAGCTGGTGGCGTAGCGGGTGGAGCGGCCCTTGCCGGAGAAGTCGCACTTCACGCGGTTGACCTGGCCTTCTTGCATCAGCACTTCATCGTTGAGTGCCACGGTGCAGGCCAGGTAGCTTGTCGCGCCGTTGCGCATGGTCAGGCGCTGGATCGTGTCGGCGCCGCTGGCAGAGAGGTCTTCCAGTGCGGCATAGCCGGGGGTCTCGATGGCGTCGGCGTCGATTTCCAGAGTGCGCGACACGGGCGAGAAACCATCGTTGATTTCCTGCTCGTTTTCGCTCTCCAGGTAGCGGTACGTGACCTTCTTGGGGTCGCCGCCGCTTGTGTTGTTGTTCAGGATCTGCACCACGTCCACCCATGTCAGGGCCTTTTGGAACGAGCCAGCACCGCTGCCGGCAGTGAACAGGCTGGTGTTGGTGGTGTTGGCCTTGCGGCCTTCCAACACGAAGGTGTCGGACGTCGGCACAGCCTTGACGCGGAACACCAGACCATTCAGACGGCCCCAGCCGGACGTGATGATCACGATGTTGCCGACGGCCAGGCCATGGCCCGCCGCCGTGCAGACCGCCTCGGTCGCGTTGGTGATAGCTGTGATGGGCACCTTCGCGCCGATGGAAGTGGCCACGGCGATGCGCGAGCCGGTAGGGAGAGATGCCATGTTGTGGCCCTTTCAAAGAAAAAGGCCCCAGAGGGGCCGGTTTCTGCGAGGCGTCATGGCTGCGAGTCCCTATCGGGAGTGGCAGGCCTGCGAGGCAGGTTGGAGAAAACGTTCAGTGAGAGGCGCGGCTTTCGAGCCACTTCTCCCAGGCCGTGATGGCGCCCTTGGCGAGGCGAATCAGCGTGCGGTGAAGTTCTGTGGTTGCTGTGCTCATTGGGTTTCCCTGGAGACGAAATCCTTGTCTCCCATCACGATTACGAGGTTCATGGGGACAGGTCGCTGATAGACAAGCTCCCCACCAGGCAACGCTGCAACGGGGTCCGGAACCGCCGCGCTGGTCGAGTAATAGACGAGCTGGTCCCGGGCCTCCACCCTGTCAGCCAGCTTGCGCAGGTTCTCAGCTAGGCGCTTGTTCGACTCCACTGTCTTGTTGTCCATGGGTGCTCCTGTCGGGCTATCTGGCGCCCAGAATGGAAAAGGTCTGCAGGTAGCCGGAGACAACCCCTGCATCGTCATAGGCGCCGATGGGGTCGCCATGTGGCCGCGCCGTGAAGGCGCCAGCGGCGCAGAGCCGTTCCTCGATGCGCTGGATCAGCGCGAAGGCTTGCAGCGGCGTGGCGGCCCAGGTGTTGATCTGGATGAGCGGCTTGCGCTTGTCAGCCGGCGCGTTGTCCGTGTAGCGCAGCACGTCGCCGCCGATGTGCTGCCAAGTCACGTAGGGCATGGTGGTGCCGTAGGGAGCCGTGCCCACAACGACGCGTGGGCACTCGGCCAGCAGTTCGGCCATGAGATCAGATTCAAGCGCCACCGTAGGCCCCCTTCTCGAACAGCCGCCGCCAGAGCTCAGCCTCAGCAGCCTTCTGGGCCTCGGCCAGCGAACTCTCCGCGCTGCGAATGAACGCCTTACCAGGCACCTGAATCGGAGTCGGCAACGTCACGTAGTACGCATCCTTCTGCGCCTGGCTGGCGCGCCGTCCCGGCGGCTTCTTGCCATCCATGCCGGGCCGCACCATTGGTCGCACTCGGCCGTCGTTGCCCCGGTAGTAGCGGTATCGCTGCAGGTAGCCCCATTCGACCAGGTGGCCATGGGGCGCAGTGCGGTGGTTCCAGCTGACGTGGTACTCCGCGCGCTGCCCTTCGACCGACTTCTCGGGGCTGAAGGCCTGATAGATCGAGCGCTCCAGATTGCCCGTGGAGCGGCCGAGCGCCCGCACATTGATCTTGACCCGTTCGTACAGCACCTGGGCCGCAGCCTGGGCCACAGGGCGCACAGCAGCGTCAACCTCGGCGCCAAGGTCAGCCAGCAGGCTGTCGAGGCCATCGAGATCCACAGCAATGCCGAACGTTTTGTTCCCCTGCAGGGCCTGCTTGCGCAGATCGCGCCGGCTGGCCATGGCCGTCAGCCCTTGAACGGCACAGCGTCGGCACGCGCGGCACGGGCCTCGGCTACGCGCTCGGGATCCGCGTCCATCCAGCTGGCATTGGCGGCGGCCACCTCGGCCGGCACGCCATCGATCAGCAGGCCTGCGTTGAAGTGGCGGCCCTGGTCTGCTTCGGCCAGGCCGATGGCGACGGCCACGCCGGCTTGCCGCGCGGCTTCGCGCAGCGCAGTGGCCGAGGGGCCGTCCAGCGGCTCGGCCAGCTGCGCCACGTTGTCCGGCCGGGGAAATCCGCTGACGCAGGTTTCGGGAAAGACCAGCAGGTCGGCCTGACCCGCGCTGGCCCTGATCGTCTTCAGCGCCATCGCCAGGTTGCCGGCAATGTCGCCGTCGCGCAGACGGGGCTGGATGATGCGGATGTGGTGCTCCGTCATGGTGTGCGCTCCTTGAGATGCAAAGGGTGGCTGTCCTGCCGAGACTGGCAACTGGCGGCCTCCTCGGCCTGCAGATCCAGGTTGCGGGCCAGCACCCAGTAAAGGCTGCCGGCTACGAGAATGCCCGGCAGCCAGGCGAAGTCCACGCCGCCCAGCCGCTGCGCAGCCCAGCCGATGAAGACCGCATGGCCGTCCGTGGCGTCGTGGATGTGGAAGAAGGGCACCATGGCCGCAAAGCCGCCCAGATAGGCGCAGATGCCGCGCCAGCCCCAGGCGCCGTAGATGCCTTGTGGCGTGAAGAAATCGGCGATGGCGTAGCGGCCCTTGCGCACCAGGAAATAGTCCACGAGGTTGACCGCCGTCCACGGCACCAGGAAGTACAGCAGCAGCGCCAGGAAGGAGTGCAGCAATGCCACGCCGCTGCCCTGGATGGACAGCACGCACGCGAGGATGGTGGCGCTGATGGCGGCGATGGCACCGATGCGTGCACTGCGCGTGGGGCGCAGGCCGCCCAGCGAATCCGCCGCCGTGAGCACGGTCAGCGCCGCGCTGTAGGTGTTGAGGGCGATGATGGGCACGAAGGCCACGACGGCCAGGGCAGGCAGCAGCCGGTCCGCGCCCGGGAACAGGCCGGTGCCGATCCGTCCCA